CTTCGAAGTAGCCTTCTTCTTTTGATTTAAGCGCGTATTTTTTAATCCATACGTTTGTCGCTAATGTGTCTCCTTTAAAATATTTAAGGCCTGCTTCTTTTAGCTGTGGCTCTCGATACAATTGTTCACTCATACTTATTTTAGTTCTTATTTTAGTTAAAAGATTTTAGTATTTATACGCCTTTAACTTTTCTTAACATGCTTTTTTTATAGACTTAACAGAATTTTAACTCAAAGATTTTTTAATGGATTTTTTTCGCTCTTTTAGAATTTTTTCTAACTCAGCATACTCCTTTTCTGCTTTCAGGGACACTTTCTTAGCATCTTTTCGTTGAGAATAATAATCTGTTAGAATTTCAGAAAGAAATGGTTCTATAGTCTTATCGAAGACCGCTCCGCTTTCACATTTTACTTGATTTGGTTTTGGTTGATAATTTATATCTTTCGTAACAAAATTCTCTACCGAAATTTTAAATTGTCTCATTATTGTCGGATAAAGAGACGCATAATCGAAAGATGCTACCCAACTATATAAATCAGGAGTGGGGTCATATACAAAAGCTCCTTCATAATCAGCTCTTATATTATCTTGTTTAACCTTTGGGAATACTTGATTTCGTTGATATGCATGTCTTGTTAACGTTGCTTCTAACATTTGTATTGGAGAAAATGCATTCATTGCTTCAACGCGAGTAATATTACTAAGACCAAGAAATGTACCCATAGTTTTTAATTTCTTATGAATTTGTTCTACGAGAATCGCGTCAATCGCATTATAAAACACGTGTCTATCATAATCTTTTTCATAAAGATCTCTAAATGTTCCTGAATATTTAACTTTTTTGACGCCTAACGCAGCTTCAGCAACAAAATCAAGAGTATTATTTTCTTTTGGGTCAATAGTTCTATCCCATTTTTTATAGATTTCTAGATAGTCTACAACAAGTTTGTGTTGAGGAAGCATGACATCAACCCTTTTACCTCTATCTTTTGTTTTATGTCTAACCCATTGTCTTGTTGGTGACATCCACAATATATCAATATTCAATTTTTTACAACGATTATAAATATATCTCCAGTCATAATTCCAAAAGTTCCATCCCGTAATTAATGGTGCATGTCTTGCGTATTCCCATAAGAAACTATGAAGCATAGTTGCTTCATTATCATATTGTTTGTAAATAAAAGTATATTTTTTATCGAGACTTTCAATATGTTTATTAATTTCCTTTTCTATCGAATCACATTGTACCCCTGATAATGGTTTTAATCCAAATACATAAATTTCTGGAGAATGACTCCATGCAATAGAATTTATTCTGTTGTTAGCATCACCTGGGTCAGCAAACCCATCATCTGTTACATCAACTTCAATATCACAAGAATAAAGTTTAGGAAAATTTCTCTCAAATAATGGTGCAACTATTTCATCTCCAGCGTCAAGGAAAAATTCTTGAATACGATGTTTATTTAAGAATTCAGTGGCAACTTTTTTTACAGGTTTATTATCCCATGAACGAACATTTGGAAGGCCTTGATTTTCATATCGAGCATAAACATATTCGTACTTATGCATTGGAGGAACGTTTAATTGCATAAACGAAACATCTCCTTCTCTGTTTATGTAAGATACGATTATTCCTTTATCTTGTCGTTGTTCTATAGTAATAATCATGCTTAAATATTTTTATATTATATACGAGGAAAGAAAAAGGTTTAGTTTTTTTTGAACTAAACCTTTTGGCATGCATAGAGAAATTACCATACAGGTAAGGTTAGATATATTCTTTACAAAATGATTTAAGTTCTTCTAAATTGTTAAACACATAAACAGATAATCCTAAATCTCGCGCATATTGTTCTTCTTTATCCGCACCAGGTGAAGGAATTTCATCTCCCTTGGAATCGAAGGCCCTTATCCTAATAAGTATATCACAAACAGCCAACCATTCTAAATCCCATTCAAACCATTCATGTTCTGGTCTATGCTGATATATTTCACAAAAATGATTTTCTAATGGTGCAAATGGTATAAAACCATGATCCATTAAAATATGTTTGGCCTCTAATTGTCTTCTGACATTATCAGCCTGCCATCCATTACTGTATGGCGATGCTATGTAAACTTTTTCTTTTTTCATTTATTTCTTGTTTGTTGATCCGAATCCTCCGGCACCTCTGTCATCCTGAAGTCCTTCATAAAATTCCTTTAAATTTGCTTCCTTTGATTGTTCACTTGAATTTGGATCTATTTCTATCGTATCAACTTCATTATTAAATACTGGAGTTTCCACAAATTGGATAAGTTTCATATCTTCATAAATTCTTACACAATCAGTTCCTGTGTTTATAATTCCGATATGAACTTCACCCTTATAGGTATAATCTACAACTTGTGCGCTAAATACTAATCCATCTTTTGTTGCTACACCCGATTTATTGGCAGCTATTAATGCTCTTCCTGGCTGTGCCATTCTACAATGAATACCAGATGGAATTAATACTCTTGAATGGGGAGGTAATATGAAATATGGTTGGCCCTTCTTTTCGTCAAATTTAATGGGTCCGGCAATTGGTTCATTTAAATTATAAGAAACACATCCACCTGTGCCAGTAATAGTCAGTGATGTATTAAAATGATTAGTATTTTCAGAAGTATCAGGAAATAATTTAGAATTTTTTGATTTAAGATCTTCTAAAAACTTCTTTGTAAATTTAGGAACAAAAAAATCTATTCCTGCATCAAATGGATAGGCCCGTTTAGGAGATGAAACCTCACGAACTTTTAAAAATTTAATCTTCTCTTTTGCCATAATAAAACTTTTATCAATTATATTATGACAGACTTAAGAAGTTTTCTAATGATAGTATTTAGATAATAAGTTTTTAACCATATCCCAGGGAATTAATACGTTGCTGTGACCTAAAATTCCATCTTCTCCTGCAAAAATTTTTCCTTGGGGTCCTGGATGTATATCATAAGTTATACCACTTAATCGATAAGATTCATTAATTTTTTTGGTTTTAACTTTGGATTTGACTTTATATTTAGGGTTCTTAGGTTTTTCAACATTCACTTGATGTACTTCACTAGCACTTGTATTTTTCCCCTTTTTAAAATTTAATGGAACCCCCATCTTTTTGGCCATCATCGAACCAATTTTATCATATGGACTAATATTTTCCTCATTTAAAACAAGATCAAGAGAGGGATAAAATTCTTCATTAGATTTTTGAGTATAAGGACCTAGAGAAGAGTCCCCCCATTTATCCCCACTTCCTGATGAGTTTGATTGTGGGGGTGTTGCATTACCCATTCCTGGAGTATTATTTAAAGTGGACATTGGGGTACTTGCTCCACCCATGACATCTTCATTCATAAGTAACATATTTTTTATTATATATTACTTTATCAAAACTGCGTTAATTCCTGGAATAGTTTTTAGATGATTTATGGTAAGATCATTATCATCGTAGATAGTGATCTTAGAATAATATGGTTTGATTTCAGAAAGAATTATTTTTTCTTTTAATTGTGGAATATCTTCAGCCCTAACATCTGGACTGCCAACACAATAGATATTTTCAGCAGGAAGATTATTAATTTCATTTCTTCTTAAAAATTCAATAATTGCTGGTTTAACAGTTTCTCTTCTTGCTGTTATGATAAAAATAGGAACATATGATCTTGCTTCTTCTGCAGCGTCATTATAAATATGAAGTAAATACCAAGCAGGACCTTTTTTAGCTTTAATAAATTTGGCATTATCAAATTCGCTGAAATCAAATTCTTCATTAGGTTGTTTGATATAATGATTGAACTCATCAGCATCCATGGATCTTATGTATTTACCATCTCGGTATAAATGGGATCTTGCTGAATCTTTCACAAGAGTATCATCAAAATCAAAGATTACGGCTTCATTACGCACAGTTTTTGCCCTCATAATTATATATTCGAAAAGCAAATATAATAAAAAAGGGGTCATTTAGACCCCCTTTATAAAGAATTTTTTAAATTATTTAACTGTTATAGTAACTTGTTTTCCACCAGAAAATTCTGTTTGTTTCATTGGAGTTTGTTTTTGTTTTCCTGCAACTAGGTTAGGAGTTTTTTGATTTTCTTCTCTTTCCATACCTTCTACACTTTCTTCTACATCCTCTTCTTCTCCAAGTTCTTCACCTTCTTCTCCTTCAAGACCTTCAAGTTCGTCTCCTCCTTCTAGGCTGAAATCTTCACCTTCTAGTTCTTCAGCACCCTCTTCTCCAGCACTTTCAAGATCTTCGTCACCTTCGATTTCTTCTCCTTCAAGACCTTCTTCGTCTTCTACTTCTATTTCTCCACCAAACATTTCTTCGATATCAACACCTTTTTCTTCAAGCCATCCTCTTAAAGCTTCCCATGAATCAGCAGAAACTTTAATCTGATTTTCAACAGGTTCTCCTTCTTCGTCAACTACTTGTTCAGCATCTACACCTTCTTCAGATAATTCTTCAATAGCTTCTTCAACATTATCAACTGTAATGACGAATTCAGTTATTTCTACTTTTTCTTCGCCTTCACCTTCAAGCTCTTCACCTTCTTCTTCTTTTTCTTCACCTTCATCTTCAAGCTCTTCACCTTCTTCTTCTTTTTCATCTTCAGAACCTAAATCGAGATCATCAAAAGTTAATTCATCCTCAGCTTCCTCTTCTTCAGCTTCATTTAATTTCTGACCACGTTTGGCTTTGATGTTTTCGATAATCTTTTTGATTCTTTCTTTTGTAGACTCATCCATTTTTTTGTCTTCTTTGTCACATTCTTCAATTTCTTCTTTTTCTTCGTTGCATTCTTCAACTTCTTCGTCATAGAGTCCTGGACGTGGATAACCTTTTGTGCGATCTACAAAATCATAATTACCTACTTCGTCTTCGAGTTCTTCTTCATCAAAATCTTCAAGATCTTTAGAACTTCTAATATTTCTTAAAGATTTAAGAGGAGCCATTTCGTTTAATTTTCTACGAATGTTTTTGGTTTCTGATTCTGAAATCTGTGATGGACTTGCAAATCTCTTAGCCAATCTTTGTCCGATAGGAGACAATTTAAAATAAGTTATGCCATTTTTACTTTCAGTAACAAAGAATTTAGAATTTCTCTGTAACCACATATTTGCAGAAGCAATAGGATTCTTAGAACCTTCATTTAATCCGGCAATAAATTTTTTAAGGTCTGTCTTTGTTACTCTTTGGCTTTCAGCAACAAAAGATAGAACCTGATTTCTTAATGGGGCTGTTGCTCCAACGACTACTGGTTGTCTTTCACCATATCCGCGTTTGAGTGTTATAGTTTTGCTCTCATTAAGATACGCGTCAAGCGTAACTGGAACATACGATCTTTTCATAACATTAAATTTTATTTTTTTATTATATATTCATGTTTGAAATTAATAAATTGCATAGTTTAACATAACATCATTTTTTCTTCTTCATCTTAAGAAGAGAGTCAAGTTGTTTTTGTTGACTATCAATAACTTCTATATGTTTTCGTAGGTCACGAACAACAGAAGTTGTATCTAATTTTGAAATAGAAGAACTTTTTCGAATTTTTAACGAATCTTTTTGTATTTCAGCAATAATTAGTGTAGGTTCTTCAGCAGGGGCGGGTGTTGGTAAAGGCATCATTGTATCGATTTGAAACATGACGCTATCATTTGCGGGAATTTCTTTTTTATAAGTATTGCCACAAGATGAAATTACAAAAAGTAAAATAACTAGTAAAATTTTTTTCATTTTTCTTTCATATATTGAATGATTTGGCCATTTAACTCAGATTGCTTAGTTATATACTCGTTGATTTTTTTTACTTCTTGTTTGAGCTCATTTATTACTTGAGTATTTTGTTCTAAAACAACTTTCATTTTAGTTTTATTTGTAGTGGAAGTTACTATCCAGCCAATGGATGTTGCAAAAAATAGAATAATGAATACAATATCTCTAAATTTTGTCATAAATAAATCCCATAGGCTCTTATCAGTTTTAGTAGGCATTATTCATTTATTATTTTAGTTACTTTGCCATAAACTTTTTTAGTCCAACCATTTAAATGGCCATGGTTATTCCCAATCAAAACCCCTCGTTTATCATTCTTAGCTTTAACGAGATGAGTATAACACGATCCCCTAACTTTGCAATAAACTATATCTCCTTCTTCTACATCTTCCCATGTACATGGTGTAATCTCTACTGGTTGTCTGGACATCAATATAGGAGTCATTGAATTTCCAGGTTCTTTACTTATTATTGTTTCTCCAGCTTGTAATTTTTCAATTTTCCAATTTTTCATAATATTCTTTGTCTATTTTTTCTTTGTCATCTAAAAGATATTCGTATTCTTTTTTGTCTATTTCTTCTACTTCTCCAAATAAATTAGCTAAGTACCCGATAATATCTAATTTATTTAAACGATTATCAAATTGAATATCTTGAATAGCTTCATCACCTTTTACAACTCTTGTGGTCCATTCATCATCTTCATCTTCTTTGTAGATTTTTGCAACTACTTCTTCATCTGTATCAGGTTCTAAACGAATATAAAAAACGTATTCATCTTGAGGTTCATCTTCATCCTCATAATTCATTAATTCTAATTCTGTTTCAATATCTTCTTGTTCAACAAGTTGGGGAACATAAGGAGCTTTATCTTCAGCTTTTAGGGTTTCGTCTACTATTTTCTCCTCTTCCCCTGGAGTAAAAGGGTCAGGTCGATCCTCCGTATCGACAATTTCGTCACTTATATTACTATAATCTTTATCTTCATCATAATCCTCGATAGTTTCGGGAACACCCATAAACATTCCATCTTCTTCATCAGGTGATGGAAGAGCTATTGTGTCTTGAGGAATCGCAGGAAGTTCTTCAGGAACTTGTTCTTCTTCACCTTCTCCATCTACGTTAATATTAATATCAATGTCTACATCTTCTGGATTATCTTTAACACCTTGATTATCGTAATTTTCAATATAATCTTTAATATCGGTTAATTTCTGAAGTTCCTTTTCTAAATCTTCTAATTCAGTTTGTATTGAACTAGTTATATCGTCATAAATGGATTCAGCAACTCTTGTTGGTGTTCGCATATTTGCATTAAATTTTCCTATGTTATCCCCTCCGATATAGCTTTCGTTTTCGTCATCACCACCCCAAGCTTGGCGAATTTTATTAAATTCAACCCCAGTATCTTTCCAATTGGTTTCCATTTCAATAATCATAGAGGCAACATTTTCTGCTGTTTCTCCCTTCTTAAAATATTTTTTTATAAGAGGTTTATATTGGTAAACTAATCCTTCACCATCATGATATGTTTCATCGATGCTTGCGATTACTTCTTCCATAAAATTTTCAAATTCTGGATTTGGAGTAAATGATTCATTAGTTCCTTCTTGTGGTTTAGCTTCTGTAGTAGTTGTTTCTGCTGGTTTTGTTTCAGCAGCCTTTTTGTCTGGTTGTGCTTTTTCTTTTTCTTCTGATTTAACACTCGCAGCGGCGGATTTAGCTTCTATTGCGATTAAATTCTTTTGCAAGATATTCATCTCCGAATCTAACTGATTAACTTGTTTCATTAAGTTATCTCTACGAGTCTGTTTATCAGCCATCTGCTTCTTAACTGCAAGATATTGTTGTGCGAGAGTTGAATCTGTAATACTTACATCTTCATTGATTCTCTTTACTTTCATATAGACTTTTGCCATGATAAGCTTTTATTTTATTTATTTATTATTGGTCTCTTAAGTGCTTCTTTATAAATATTTGGATATTCTGATTTAATTTGCTTATAAATTTTTCTCCATTTAAATCCTTGATTATCTAAATCATACAAATCTCCTTCATCGATCTTATGTATTACATCATATAAATAACCTTCTCTCATTGATTTCCATCCATCCCAACCATTAAACATTATCCAATATGATAAATTATCTAAAAAATCTTTTCCTATAACTAAAATGTACATTTCAGAAGAAAAATTCCATACACGAGATTTTATAGCTTCTCTTTCTATAACAAAATTTATATAATGTTCTTTTAAATTTGAAGGAAAAATATCCTTAGCATTTGTAAGAATTTCTTTGTCTGATTTAGGTTTTAAAATATCTCCAATAGATTCATATATGAACTTGGCCCTCATTATACGAATTTATTTTCTTTAAAATCAACAGATATAAATTGACCGCTCCAAGTTCGGTATTCGCTTGACATTGAATCAAATAATCCCCAAATAGACGGAGGTGTTACTTCTTTAAATTTTACGATCAATTTATCTTCAATAGCTCTAAAAGCCGGAAGTTGATCTTTATTATCCATTTCTCCAATATTGAAATCCTTTTCAACTCCAATACGACCACCCATAACTTCATCTTCAAAATATAACTGTATCGCAAATTGTGATTTTTTTCCAGTATCTGTTATAAGAGCTATTGGTTCAAATTTTGGACGCAAATATTGAAACAACTCAGTTAAACTCCAAGATTGCATTAAGAAATATGCAATGACAACATCTTTATTTTCAATAGCAACTGCGTCTAGTTGTGCTTTAATAAGATCATCGGTAAATAAAAATTTATTACCTTTCATTCTTCTTTCATTAGAAACGGAACCAATAACCACGGGACATTTCCAATTCCGATGCATAGACCTTATATTTTCCACTTGAGAAGTTGTAAATGGACGACATTCAGTTATGTATACTACGACTTTTTCTTTTCCTTTAACAACATCTAGCATAGCAGGTTCAAAGGCCTTTTGAACAGATGCGATGACTCTCATATTGTCAATATCGGATAACTGTCTATGAGTCATTGCGCCAATAACAACATTATCAGATCTAACTTCATTGATTGTGTTTTCTACTAATAAACCTACTTGAGGTTGGGTTTCTACTTCTTCATTAATTACATGCTTAATGACATTCACAAATGTATTGAATTTATTTACAGCTGATTCTGATAACAATCCAAATTCCTTTTTAGGTTTACGTAATGAAGATATAATAATTCTAAATAAAGCTTCATAAATTTTTCCGCCTTTCTCAAGAATATCGATAGTTTTCTTATTTTTAATTAATAACAAATTCAATCCTCCATAATATCCATATGCTGGTGGCGTTAAATAATCTGGTTTAACACTTTCAACTATATTTGGAAATTGATCACAAAATTTATTAAAAATATCAGAGGTCAATTCTAAATACATCTCATCAGATGTTTTGCCTTCTAATACTGGAATTTGATAATTATCCATGAATCTATTTAGATTCAAAAGTATTAAGTCATAAAAATCTCTTGACGATTCTTCTTTTTCATATGCTTCATTAAGAATATCAAATTCATATGAAACTATTTGAGCTAGATCTTTATCCCTCTTGATTATAATGCCTTCTATAATATTTTCTTTTGAATATGTTTCTCCGAATAGACGGGTGATTGTTTTAGCAAAATTTTCATGCCATTTTTCTAGATTACCCTCAGCATAATTTTTTAATACGTTCTTTTGTTCTTCATTTAATATTCCTGCAAAAATAATTGGGGGTCTTCCAAGACCCAATGTTGTAGCCCATTGATTTACTTCATCATACTCATAAACTTCCACAACTTTATTATTCTTACGTAAAGTGATGTCTGTTAGAACATATTTTGGAATTTTTGAATATGGAATTCTTATAGGGCGTTCAACTGGAGTATAAGCCACTCCAAATCTTAAACCTTCAGGAAGCATAATATCTCCAATTATTGTTGATAATTCGATAATGGCGTCTTCCCACACATTAGTTAGTGTTCTCTCAATTAGATTTAATTCAGTATTGTCCTTTTTAAAGAATACTAAATGATCTCCGTGCTTTTCAAAAAGGACTCTATAAGTATCTAACTTCTCAGTGATTATTAAATCTGAATTTAATAACTCATCGACATATTTCTCTCCTCTTTTTTCTAAGAGATACGTAAGCGTGTTTAACATATTTTTATATTTTTTAAGGTTTTTGAAATTTTTTCTTTAGATTTCAAGGAATGTTTTTTTCCAAACATTGGATTATTTTTACCAATTGTTGCCTGTGTAATTAATTTAATTGATTCTTTTGAATGACAATGACCCTTAAATGGGGAAATTCTTCCCACTTCAGATTCACCAATTTTTCTTTTGTGATTTTCTGATAATTTTCTATTTTTTAAAGCCTCACTTAAATGTTTTTTATGTTCTTCAGTAAATTTTTTTCCTTGATGAGATTTTTTCATCTTTTCTTTGGTCAAATTAGAATGATTTTTGTTATACATTCCAATAAATTCATTAATATTTGATCCTCCTCTCTTGTTTAAATTATATCCATTTGGATATAATGTATTATATTCATTAATATATTTTTCTTGCGCTTCATATGCTTCTTGTCTAGTATTAAATGTATCGATTACTTTTTTAATAAACTTTTCTTTTCCATATTTTTTTATGGAATTTTTTAAATATGTTCCACTTCCTAAATACGAATCATTTGAAACATTTTCACAAGATCTGTCACCAACATATTGTTGGCCTGTTAATATATTAGTTGTTATATAAACGTAATGTATCATATTTGACTAATTTTTAATGATTGATCTGTCCAATCCCATTCAATTGGTTCCTTTTGACCAAAATATTTTATTTTATAATTCTTTAAGTATTCTTCTACATCCACATAAAAGTCATCATCCCATCCATCCGCAAACCAAAATTTTAAAAATTTTCCATTAGCACCCAATCCTATTTCAATACCTCTTCTATCAGACTGTGGATGTCTAGGAAACTCCCACTTATCCCATATTGCGAATATATCATCTACAATTCTAATTTGTTCGTTTCTCCAGCTTTCATTGATGAATTTTGCTCGCATAATTGTTTTATTTATATATCAAAAAAGAAACGCTCCTCTTAAGGAGCGTTGGGCTAAAGATACTATCTTTAGGGATGTTATGCAAACTTATCTAGATATTCAGGTTCAATTTTTGTTCCTCTTGCGTCCATTGCATTCATTTGTCCATCAGGACTTACTTTTACGCCGATTATTTGTCTAAAGCCTACTGTAGAATTATCAAGAATTAAATAAAAATTATAGAATACATCTTCGTCTCTTCCACCAAAACCTTTAACTATCTCTTTAATATCATCACTTCTTTTTACTTGGTAAATAGTAAATTTATCAGTTTCTTTTATAGTTTCCAGTGGTTTACCCTCAAGACGTCTTCTTATCTCATTAGTTACATCTTCTTGAGATTTTGGCTTTAGAATAGAATTGATACCTAACTGTTCTCTAACTATCATTTCTTTTTTCCTCCACAACAACCGCGCATTCGTACAACCTTAGTAGAAACAGGTTTTGGAGGTGCTGGTTTTGGTTTAATATTTTTCTTGGTAATTACCCGTAATAATCTTCTCATAATAAGTTACTCTTTACCTGGTTTTTCTGCTGCTTTGGAAACTTTTATGCTTGGATATTTTCTCTTTACTGCCCCAGATACTTTTTTAACTAATGATTCGAGAGAACCTGTGTACCATGAAGGAGCTGATTTATATTGATTTGCCCTTGCCAAAGCATTTCTAGCCTGTGCTACACTATTAATAGGAAAATGATCTTTATCATCTTTTACACTTTTACTTCCAGCAGGAAAAACAACATCACCTCTATTTCTTAAAGCAGCTTTTGGATCTTTCTTTTCATTTAGAGCATCCACTTCTTTAGCGCTTTCATTAAGTTCTAATCTTATTTCTTTTACAAAGTTATCTGTAGAAAGTTTTATAGATTCTTGAATAATATCAGAAATAATATCTGGAGAAAGAATATCTGCAACCCCTTTAGCTTGTACTTCAGTATACATTTCATCAATTATATCATATAATTTCCATTTGAGCTCTGATTGACGAAGTGCTTCGCTAATAACTAAAGATGTCTTATTCTTTAAGAAATTTCTCTTCTGAAGAACAGTTGAACTCTCACTTAATACATCGGATCTAATCTGTAAGAATTTCTTGCCTTTTTCAGATAACCCCTCTTCCTCGGTCCAATAGGAATTTAGTTCGGCTAAGAAGGTGACCTGTTCCTCCTCATTCAATGTATAAAAGTCAGATATTCTATACTTATCTAGAAGTGTACTATAAACGCTCTTAAACTCACCTAAAACCTTGTTTTCGAATAATTCTGTGGCCTTAGTTTGCTTTTCTTTATAGACATCATAAAACTTTCTCATAATAAGAATTTTATTTTATATATTATATATTATTCATCAAAAAGTGAAAGTTCTCCTGAATTTTTTTGGCACAATTTTTGAACTATATATTATATATCTGACTGTTAAAATAGCCGCTTGAAAAAATGAAAAAACTCTTATTGACAATCGCTTTATTAATCACAGGATTAATTGCGACAGCCCAAATAGATACGACAGGAATGTCGGACTATGAAAAATATTACTATATTAAAAATGGTGATATTGATACTACCAAAAAAGTACAAACTAAAAATGTAGAAAATGACGATCTTTATTATCAACCTTCAAAGGATCAAAAACATGTTACAACGATATTTAACAGAAAACCAAAACAACCTAAACCAGAAGGATATTATAGAGGTTATAATGATGGATATGAAGAAGGTGTAGAAGATGTTTCTCGTCTTTTCGATGATGATTTTTCCTATGCAAATAGATTTTACAGATTTAATTACGGGTTTGGATTCTCATATTATAGCCCTTATTGGAGATTTCATTATGGATATTATGATCCTTTCTGGTATGATCCGTTCTATAATCCGTTTAGATGGGACCCATGGTATTGGGATCGTTATTATTATATTCCTTATTATTCCTATAATTATTGGTACACACCTTATAGATATGATTACTGGTATGGTTATAACTATTATCCATACACATACAATTACATCTATATAAACAATCGTACTCCTAACAGAGGTTATGGAGCTTTAGGAAGTCGATATTATTCCTATCAATCTCCAAATAAAAATATATCCACTTCCAGAAATACTTATCAAAAATACCCTACTACATCTTCAAAGGGTTCTATTTATGAGATCAATAGAAGAACTTCTACATCTACATATAGTAAGGGAGTTACTCAATCAACTAATGTTCAAACTAAACAAGAGCCAAACGTAACTAGAAGAACAGAGGCTTATAAAAAGCCAACTTATAATAGTGTTGAAAGATCATATACACCCTCATATAGTTCTCCGAGAATGAGTACAAAACCTCAATATAATAACACTCAAATTAATAGATCATATAACTCATCTACAAGTAAATCATATTCGGCTCCTACACAACCTAGAAGTACAACACAATCTAGAACATATACGCCGTCACCGGCACCTAGTCGATCGACATACTCGGCCCCAAATACTAGTTCGTCATATTCAACTCCTAGTAGAAGTTCTTCGAGTAGTTATAGTAGTGGAAGTTCAGGTTCTTCAATGAGTTCAGTTTCTTCAATGAGCAGAAGTTCTGGAAGTACAACTAGTTCTGGCGTGAGTAAAGGAAGGCGATAAAACTAAAAATAAAAATGTAATATAGTGAAGGAAACTTCACATTCAAGTGGTGGTAATAAAAGAAAGAGGGGATTTTAATCCCCTCTTAATGTTTCAAATAC